TCAAGATGGTGGTGGTAGTGGAGGTCAAGAAATTGGTCCAATAAACGGAAATCCTGGTACAGCTAATACAGGTGGAGGAGCGGGTGGTACTCGTCCAGCTCAAGGTAATCTTGTTGGCGGTTCAGGTGTTGTAATACTTCGTATGCCTAGTAAAAATTATACAGGCACTACAACCGGTTCACCCACTGTTGGTACGGATGGAGCAAGTACAGTTCTTACATTTACAGGAAGTGGGAGTTACACAGCGTAATGGCTCATTTTGCAAAATTAGATGAAAATAATATAGTTACTGAAGTTCATGTTGTTCATAACAATGAAGCAACAGATGAAGAAGCTGGAATAAATTTTTTAAAAAATCTTTTAAAAGAACCTGACGCGGTTTGGAAACAAACTTCATATAATACTCAAGGCGGAGTGCATGTATTAGGTGGAACACCTTTGAGAAAAAATTTTGCTAGTCCAGGATATACTTATGATGCAGCTAGAGATGCTTTTATAGAACCTAAACCTTTTGATTCTTGGGTATTTGATGAAACAACTTGTATATGGAATCCTCCTATTCCTTACCCTGAAAATGCTAGTTTTCATGAATGGAACGAAGAAACTCAACAATGGGATTCAATATCCGATACATAGTAATAATTTATAAAAGGTGTGAAGAAAGAATTAAATAATTTAAAAGACTATATATTACATTTAAGTAATTGGATTCCTGAAGATATTTTAAACCAAACTTTAAAAGAATTAAAGAAAGAAAAAAATTGGCAGCAACACCAATATACAAATACAAAAACTTTTATAGCAAAATCAAAAAATAAAGAAAAAGAACTTGATGTTTGTTATGGAGATAATTTAACTTGTGTTAAAAAAATTCAAGATTTAGTTTGGAAAGGATTAGAAAAATACATTGTAAAAGATAAATTAGGTGGTGATGTTTTTGAAGGATGGTCTGGTTTCAGTAAATTAAGATTTAATAGATATAACAAAAATCAGATTATGTCTAAACATGCGGATCATATAGTGAGTTTATTTAGTGGAGATGTAAGGGGTATACCAATTTTAAGTATCGTAGGTATTTTAAATGATAACTACCAAGGAGGAGAGTTTGTAATGTTTAATGATTATAAAATAAAATTTAAACCTGGTGATTTAATTATATTTCCATCTGTTTTTTTATATCCTCATAAAGTAAATCCAGTCACTAATGGAACAAGATATTCTTTTGTATCTTGGTGTTATTAATATGGAAATACATAACTTGTTTCCTACACCTATTTATACTTCTAATATAAATAGAAAATTTACAGAAAAAGAATTAATTTTTGTAAAAAACCAGAAAAAAAATACTAGAGAAAATGTTGGAAGTAATCTTATTACTACCAATAAAAACATACTAGATGAAATAGAATTTAAAGAAATAAAAATTTTTTTAGAAAAATCATGTCAAGATTATTTAGATAAAATTATTTGTCCATTAAATGATGTTAAACTTTATATAACTGAGTCTTGGTTAAACTATACCGAAGAAAATCAATATCATCACGAGCACACTCACCCTAATTCAATAATATCAGGTGTATTATATATTGATTCAGATAAAGACAATGATAAAATAAAATTTATCGTTAGCCAAAACAGTTATTCATGTATACATCCTGACATAGACAAAGATAAATTTAACATATGGAATTCTAGTTCTTGGTGGTTTCCTGTAGAAACAGGAAAATTAATTATGTTTAGATCATCAACCATACATAAAGTTGAAAATAAAAAAGGTTCTAACACGAGAATAAGTCTTGCTTTTAATACTTTTTATAAAGGAACTTTAGGCAATAGTGATAGTTCAACAAAATTGATACTATAGTTGAATAATTTTTTAAAAATGTTGGTAGATATTAATTATGCTAATAATAGTCAAAGAAAAAAAGAACTTTGGGATGTAGAAGGAATTCTTAAAGATAGATTAAATCAAAAACTTAAATTTGATTTAAGACCATTGAAAGATAATGCTAAAATCGGAAGTTTTAAAACTAAGGCAGACAAAATGGTTTTTGATATGCCTAAAGAATATATTGTAATAGATGTAGAAGAATTACAAAATTATGTAAAAACAAATAAAATAAAAAAAGTGTATTTACAAAAATTAATATTTGAACTAGATTGGAATATAGTAATAAAGAAATAATATGTTATTTCCCATAATTATACAGGATAATTTTTTTGAAGATCCAGATTTTATAGTTAACTATGCTAATAAATTAAAATACGAAGAGAATGTAAAAAGAGCTCCTGGACTAAGAACAAAACCAATTCATCAATTTGATCAAGAATTTTTTTCTTGGGTTACAAACAAATCTTTAAAACTTTATTATCCAGATAAAGATCTTGAATTTTCTGCTTCGGCAGTGTTTCAAAAGATACCTGTAAATTTAAAATATGATGGGTGGGTGCATGTAGATTCTCCATGCGAATTAACCATCTTAGTTTATTTAAATAAACATACTGAAACTGGGACTAGTTTTTATAGACGTAAAACTCCAATAGAATTTTCAGATAAAAATCAAGAACTTAAACATGAATATTTTTTACATTCAAATAATAATAACAAAAAAATAGAAGAAGCTAAAAAATTTAACAATAGTTTTTTTGAAGAAACTATAAATATAAAAGGTATTTATAATAGATGTGTTATGTTTGATGCATCTCTTTTTCACGCTGCACAAGTTTTTACAGGGAATCCTGAAGAAAAAGAAAGATTAATTCTTGTAAATTCCATATTTTCTATAAGTGAAAAAGGAAAAATATTAAAATATCCAGTAGCAGAATGTAGGAGATGTTAGTGACTGAACACAAAATAATTGATAATTTTTTACCTGATGAAATTTTTAATAAAATAGAGTTTATAATTTTTGAATCAAAACATTTTCCTTGGTATTTTCAAGCAGGCATTAACACACATCATAATAAACAATTAAAGAGTGATGACAAAACTTGGTACATGACTCATATGATATACCGTAACATGAATGCCCAAAGTAGTTACTTTAATGATTTTAAAGTAATTTTAAATGAGTTGGATGTAAAAGCTTTAATAAGGATGAAAGTAAATTTTTATCCTTCCACAGAGAAATTAGATATTCATAAAAAACATGTAGACTATAGTTTTCCCCATAAAGGTTTTATCTTATATTTTAATTCTTGTGATGGATATACAATATTGGAAGACGGTACTAAAGTAGAGTCTATTAGAAATAGAGCATTGTTATTTGATTCTAGTCTACCTCACAGCAGCACTTCTTGTACAAATACAAAAGGAAGATTTAATATTAATATTAATTATTTATGATAAAAATTATTAAAAATTTTTTAGATAAAGAAGACTTTTTACATTTACAAAAATATCTTCTAAGTGAAGATTTGCCTTGGTATTATAGAAAGAGTATGATCCTTAATTCAAAAGATTCCCCTTATTTTACATACTGTTTTTTTAATGATAATGAAATAACCTCTAATAATTTTAATTTAGTTAAACCTATACTGGATAAATTAAATTCATTATCAATAATTCAAATAAGAGCTAACTTAGTTTTAAAAGAAGAAAAAACAAGACAATGTGGCTGGCATTGTGATTACGGTTATAAAAATTTTAAAACAGCCATATTATATATTAATCAATCTAATGGACCTACACTTATTAAAAATAATGAAAGCTCAGTATTACCAGAAGAAAATAAAATTTTAATTATGGATGGAAACACTGAGCATGCATTAGTTACACAAACAGATACGCGAAGAAGGGTTGTATTAAACTTAAACTATTATGAAAAATAATATAGCAACGAACCTTACTATAGATACATGGTTTCCAATTGCTATAGGAATAGCACGTTGTCCTTTTATAAAAGAGATTAAGAATGATTACAAAGAAGCTATAAAAAATTATAGTTATGATGAAAATGGTTTTTGTAATAAACAAGTTTACGAAGATCCACAATTTAATAAATTAAATAATTGGATACTTCAAAATGTAAATATATATGCAAAATCTCATTTATATAAAGATCTATATGACTGCACAGAGTCTTGGGTTTTAGATTATCCGGTAGGTAAAGGACAACCTTCTCATGCTCATTTAGGAAGCACTATTTCTTGTGTATTTTATTTAGATGCTGATCCAGATGATGCACCTATTATATTTATGAATTCAAATATAGATATTAAAAATCCTTTAAACTTAAACGTACGCAACAAAGAAAATATTGAACATAACGAGTTAACTTATAGCAAGTGTCAGTATACATGCGAAAGTGGAAAACTAGTTATATTTAGAAGTTACATGTTACATGCAGTGGCACCCAAAATAAAAAAAGGGAAAAGAATAGTTTTTTCTTACAATTTTGATAAAAAATAATATTTTTCAATAACTTTGACAAAAATAAGAAATAGTTTATAGATTAGGTCTGTACGGAGAGTTCCACCACACCACTCTCCGTACTTTTTATTATATCCATTAGGCTATAAATTTGATATATAAAGGTTTACTATGCTACAAAAAATAGGATTTCAACCAGGTATTAATAAACAACTTTCTGAAACCGGGGCCGAAGGTCAATGGACAGGATGTGATAACGCTAGATTTCGATACGGTGTTCCTGAAAAAATTGGTGGCTGGAACCAATTAGGTAGTTTAAATCAAAATGAGTTAACAGGAGCTGGTAGAGGACTTCATCATTTTATTAATAGTTTATCTAGAAAATACGCAATTATAGGAACAAACAGGATTCTGTATGCTTTTTCTGGGGGAGTGTTTTATGACATACACCCTATTCAATCAACTACAGTTCTTACAAGTGCTTTCAGTACAACTAACGGATCACCCACAGTTACAATAACTTACTCTAGCTCACATGGTTTAATCCCTGGAGATATACTTTTAATGAGTAATTTTTCAACAATCACAGGATCAAATTATAGTGCTTCTGATTTTGATGACAAAAAATTTATGGTGACTACAGCACCTACCAACACAACAATAACTATTACAATGGCTTCTAATGAAAGTGGTTCTGGTGCAACTACTTCAGGAG